CTAATTTGCCGACTTTTTAAAGAGATCATCAAAGTGTGCTGCGGCTTCCTGATCTTCTTCAATTAGTGTATGACCATAGATGTCAAATGTCGTTCCGATCCTCGTATGCCCAGCCCGTTTTTGTACTGCTTTAGGTCTGATTCCTTTTGTGCTTAGATAGGTGAGGGAGGAGTGCCGCAGATCATGAAATCGAATCCTTTTTAATCCAAGTTCTTTAAATTCTTCACTTTGCATAAATCTTCCCCACCATTGGCTTATGGAATCAGGTCGCATAGGTTTTCCGAATACATCACCAAACAAGAACAAGTGATTTTTCCACACCCTTTTTTCACCTACAGAGAAGACTTCTTGTGTGCGAATATGAATCAGTTTTTTTATCATATCCATTAGAGCGTCAGGGAGGGAAATAAACCGTTTGCTTTTTGTCTTTGTTTCCTTCAGGACAACTCCTTCCCCTTTTCTCACAGTAAGGGCCTGGTTGATATGTATGCCCCCTCTGTCAAAGTCCACATGCTTTTCTTCAATGGCTGCTATTTCACCTTGCCTGGCCGATGATGTAAGGGCAATGGCAACCAACACTTCCCACCTAAAATCCAGCGTTTTTAAGTGATCAGCAAGAATAGCTAACTCCTTCGGACCATAAATCTCCGTTTCTGCCTGTTGGGGAGTAGGGGGCTTGATATCTTGGGCAGGGTTTTCGGAGATCCACTTCATTTTTTTTGCGAAAGAAAGCAGACTGTTAAATGCCTTGTAGCAATTATTGATGCTAGAAGCCGATAGTGGTCCGGGTTTGCCGTCCAGTCTTGCGCCGTCTTTATTAAGGCTGTTGACAAAGTTGAGCACATGAATAGGCATAATGTCAGACAGTTTCATGTGGCCGTATAGGGGCTTTATTCGCTTTTCATATACGTTTATATATTCTTGCTTTGTTCGAGGTGATAGGTCACTTTCCGTTACGTTTTCGTTCCACACTTTAAACAAATCATTCAGGGTTATTCTCTCGGGTTTTATATATCTTCCGGTTAATATCTCAGCTTCAAAAATGGCCAATTGCTTCTTTGCTTCAGTTGGATTCTTAGCCTGTATTGTTTTTCTTTCGCGGATTGGAACGCCTTTTTCATCATATCCGATCGTTACAACAAGCCGATAACTATTTTTACCTCTTTTTTCGATATGTGCCATGATGCTTTCTCCTTTCATAAGAATGTATGTTCTGTTTGTGTTGAAAAGAAAAGCCCGAAATTGGGCTATTTAGCTACCTGTTTAAAATTTTTTCTTTCTGCGCCTGAAACTCTTCTTCAGTTAATATCCCGTCATTCCTTAAGGATGCAAGCTCTTTTAATTCATCAACAACACTTCTAGACTCGTTACTTACCGCTTTGTCACTTGATTCCTTTTTACCCATATTTTTTCTGACGTGGTTTATGAACCCTTCTATGTCTCCATCGGTTATCCATTTCATTTTTACTTTATTTCCACTTGCATAAAAGCTCATGGCATGTCCCATCATTCCCTTGCTTGATTCGAAACTACTTATGTTGCTATAAGGGAAAGATTCAGAATCATAGCCACCCAGTTTCTTAGCATAGAAGAAAAGTCGCTTGTTTGTTGCTAAGAACACGCCATTTCTAACTGAATCTGCTCCTAATATTTCTGTTTCGTATGCGCCTAGTATGCTGTATAAAATTTCTTCATCAGCATCTAGGTGCTCCTTTGACTTTTCAATTAGTTTTAATAGTTTTCTGGGCATTTTTACTTTACTCATTTTTTTAACCTCCAAAAAAATTTATAGGGAAAATATTACCAGCAAAAATTCAAAAAAAATTAAACTTTTTTAGTTTAATCAACTCTTTCGGTACACCAAAAATACAAGCGATTTCATACATTGATAGTCTCATATATTCCTTTAATTGATTATCAGGAATTAGCAATTCAACGGCAAACTTGTGAGCTTCCGTCTCAATCTTGTTGACTGAATAAAAGGTGTTTTTACGTAAAAAATGAATATTAGACTTTGGGTGTAAGATGGAATGTCCTAACTCATGCGCGCAAACGTATCTTTGCATTTCATAGCATAAGTCCTTATTAATTACGATAAATTTGTTTCTTTGCTCCAATTTGTAAAATCCATTAATTTCATGATTCAAATAACGACTAACCACATGGATATTTAAAATATCGGCTAATAAGTAGGGATCATTCGTTTTGTGTTTTTTGATTAATTCATTGACTTTTTTACGAATCAACTTAACTACGCCCTATTCTTTATTTTGAATATCTCCCGTTCATGTTGAGAAATCTTTTTATCAAAATAATCAAGGTCATCCTTTGTGGCGAGCTGTTCAAGATGAGACATAGTTTCAGAATGATATTCAGTTAGCTTTCCGGTTTGCTCATAAATAATTTGTTGTTTTGATTCTATACTGGTTAAACGTTCGTTTGTTTTTTGTTGTTCTAGTTTAATTTCAAAAACATCGGTCTTAATCCCAGCAATTTCTTCTTTGACGCCTTTTAATTCGTCTAAAATCTGCTTCAACAGCTGCTCATTCATCACTATTCTCCTTTCTGTATTTTTTTGGTGTGTATTTCTTATTAATTTTCTTAGTCGTTCTCACGATATATTCCATAGCTTCCAAAAATGATTCTTGCGCTTCTTTTGAAAACGGCTCCCCATCAAATGCCAACCCATCTGCATGCTCTATATCGTTTTTTATTTCGTTAAGACGTTTTGCAATGTCCTGTTCATCTTTTTCGGTAAGGGGGGCAGTATATGGTTTATTCGGTACCTCATCAATATATCCAGCCTTTATCATTAATTCTGTTTGAGATACCCCGAGTGGAGGTGCGAGCTTCTTAATAATATCAGCAGAAGGGATTCCTCTTTTTCCATTTTCCAGTTGAGATAGATATGAATTCGACACCCCAGAATACAATTCTAGTTGCCGAATAGTCATCTTCTTATTTTTCCTGATCTTCCTTATGTACTCACCAAACTCTTTTGCTTTCATTTGCAATCACCTATACACATTATAGTAAACATTTCGGATAGATATATATATAAAGTTTCAAAAAGTGCTTGCAAAAGTAATTTCATTAAGTTATCATGATTACAACAGCAAGATTACATTTGCAAGCAATAAAGGAGTTGATAATATGAAAATAAAATTAAGAGACGTTGATGAATTCAAGAAACTACTCCTCATCAACGGTTATACCCAAAGGGGCTATGGAAGAAAAATCGGTATTTCAGAACCTTATGCCAATCAAATCGCAAACGGAACGAGAAATCCAGGGCCAAACATAGCAAAAAAAACCGTAGAGCTTTTGCAAGTTGAATTTGATGAAATTTTTTTTATCGAAAGTGCTTGCAAAAGTAATCAAAAAACAAAAGAAGTCAGTTAGGAGGTAACCCATGAATAAGTTAACCAAAATGTTTGACGGTCATGAACTAACAATAATTAGTGATCAAGGCCAACCTAAGTTTTTACTAAAAGATGTTTGTAAAATTTTAGGACTTGGTCACATAGCGACAGTAGCAAGGCGTTTGGAAAAGGATGTGGTTTCAAAACACCCCCTTAAAACTGCTGGCGGAATCCAACAAGCCACTTTTGTAAACGAAGATGGTCTGTATGATGTCATTCTCGATAGTCGCAAACCGGAAGCGAGACGGTTCAGAAAATGGATTACGTCAGAAGTTCTTCCATCAATTCGAAAAACTGGCGGTTATGTAGCTAATGAGGATTTATTCATTCAAGCGTATTTGCCTCACGCTGATGAACAAACAAAGTTATTGTTTCGCTCCACTTTGGAAACAGTTAAAAACCTAAACGGCCAAATAAAAGTCATGAAACCCAAAGCGTTATTTGCAGACGCTGTACAAACATCAGAATCATCGGTCTTGGTTGGTGAGCTATCAAAGATCCTTCGTCAAAACGGAATCGACATTGGCCAAAACCGTTTGTTCAGTTGGCTAAGAGAAAACGGATACCTAATCAAGAAAAAAGGCGAGTCTTTCAATCTGCCAACACAACGATCCATGGACATGGGCCTGTTCGAAATTAAGAAACGTACTATTAACAATCCAGACGGATCCATCAGAACCACACGAACACCAAAAGTAACCGGCAAAGGTCAAGTCTATTTTGTAAATAAGTTTTTAGCCGAAAAGGAGGCGGTTTAAATGATCACCTTCACAGTTCAAGAAGTAGCAGAATACCTAGGTGTCTGCGAGGACACCATCTACACCATGGTCAAGAAAAAAGAAATTCCTCACTTCCGGGTCCGGCGCAGAATCTTTTTTCTGAAAGAAAAGATTGACGAATGGATTCGGGAGCAAGCTACTAATCAGGTTGCTATCTCTTAATTACAAGTTTACTAGCATTTGAGACATTTGACTGTTCACGTTCTGCACATGTGCAGATTTTGCAACAAGGAGGTGAACAAAGAAATGGCGTTTGGACAAATTTTAAGGAAGGTGAGGTTAAGTGCGGGGCTTAGCCAAGAAGAATTGGCAGATAAAATTTATTTGTCCCGCAGTGCGGTTTCTCGACTGGAAAACAACAGACTTAAATTAACGGTTGAGGACGCTGTTCGGTGGGGCCAAGCAACTCACGCCTCAGAGGTTGTTGCGGCAATGTTATGCGGCATCGACGTCACAACGATATTGCAAAATATAACGATGTTAATAGGAGGTCTCATCATATGGATTTAAAAAATTTTCTCGAGTCCGATCAATTTCCGGCATACAAAGAAGTAGTATGCGTAACCAATTGTCTATTTGCGATGCGATCAGCATTTTTTGAAGGTAATTACAAACAAGCACGAACTGCCGCAGAGCATGTTGTAAGGTCGCTTAAAGTACTTGAAGAAATGCAAAAAAAGAAAAAGCAGAAGGATAAAATGCAAGCCTTAATCACTGAAATGCAAGCGGAAGGGGTTAGTGTAGTCCATTTTAAATGGCGGGGAAAGTGGTGCTGATGCTAGGTGATAACTTTTGGACAGCCTTCACGTTTTTTGGAGTGCCGGCTATTGTTCTGGCAACTATATACACCACAAATTTTATTTTGTCAGAAAGGAGAAATCAAGATGCCATATCCAGTCGAAAATCCGATGGTGCTTGACCACCTTTGGGATGATGCGGAAAAAGTATGGGGAACAGACGCCATGGGAGACGAGATTATGGAGGGTGATGCGATTATTGAGATTGATGGAGAAGTTGTACTTAGGTCAAACCTTGAGGATTATCTTGTCGAGTACTATCAAGCACATTTCACTTACGCAACATAAAAGACTCCTACTGCAATAGGAGCCAAAAAAATTAAAAAGATATTGATACTGCCATTGTACCACATTTGTAATGGCGGTCAAAGGAGGATAACGATGCAGGCTGAAGTTCTGACGATTACAACGGATATGTCGCGGAATGAGTGGTTGAAAGCTAGAAAAACAGGCATTGGTGGTTCTGACGCAAGTGCAGTTTTGGGTTTTAATCCTTGGAAATCACCTTTCCAATTGTACGCGGAAAAAACTAGTGAATTTATAGAAGAAGTCGACAACGAAGCAATTCATTGGGGCAATGTCCTTGAAGATGTTGTAGCCCAAGAATTTACACGTAGAACAGGTAAAAGAGTGCGTCGGCGTAATCAGATGTTTAGACATCCAAAACACGATTTTATGATTGCGAATATTGATCGTGATGTAGTAGGTGAACGGGCCTTATTAGAATGCAAGACAACGAATGCATTCAATAGTGAAGCTTGGGAAGGTGATCATATTCCTCCTGCATACATCTGCCAACTGCAACACTACATGGCTGTACTGGACTACGAAAAAGCATACATCGCTGTATTGATTGGCGGTCAAAAGTTTGTGTGGAAAGAAGTAGAACGAGACAACGAATTCATCGAATTGATGATAGAGCAAGAAAAGTATTTTTGGGAGGAGCACGTCCTTAAAGGGATCCCGCCAGAAATTGACGGCTCAAAATCAGCTAGTGAGTTATTGAGCAAAATGTATCCAGAAGATAATGGAGAAACAATCATGCTCAAATCGGATGAAGCGGAAATGCTTATTGAAGCGATTGAGAGCATTAAGTCGGAAATAAAGGACAAGCAATCTCTTCAAAGAGAATACGAGAATAAGCTGAAACTCATGATTGGTGACGCTGGAACAGGTGTCACACCAAGGTTTGAAGTGAAACACAAGACGTATAACCGTAGTTCAGTCGATACAAAAGCACTCAAAAAAGAGTTGCCGGAAATTGCGGAAAAATATACAAAACAATCATCGTATAGGCGTTTAAATATTAAGCAGGTAGATCAGGAGGCTATATGAATGAGCTTACAAATTCAAGATAGAGTAACGATTATCGATGCCAACGGTAATTCTTTAGCGGAAGGAAAGATTGTAAATATAAATGACTTTAGAGGACCCAATCAGAAATATGCAGTCGATATAGACGGTTATGAAGACGTATTGCTTTTTGGTGAAAAACAATTAGCGAAATACCAGGAGGAAGAATAAATGAGTCAAGTAGATCAAATGAAAAAACAAATGGCTAAAACTAATGGTGACGCCGTTACAAAGGATAAGCCCAAAACAATTGAAGATTATCTAAAGCAGATGGCTCCGGCAATGTCGGAAGCACTGCCAAAACATATGGATGTGGATCGTTTAATGCGATTGACAATGACAACAATCAGAACCACGCCTGAATTAAGACAAGCAGACGTTGGTAGTTTGCTAGGCGGCGTCATGCAAGCTGCACAATTAGGGCTGGAACCTGGGTTGTTAGGGCAGTGTTACCTACTACCATTCAAAAACAATAAGAAGGGCATCACAGAGGTTCAATTCATCATTGGCTACAAAGGTATGATTGACCTTGCTAGACGCTCGGGTCATATTCAATCCATTTATGCTCATGCAGTGTACGAAAATGATGAATTCGAATACGAATTAGGTCTTAATCCGAAACTCAAACACACGCCTTCTATGGATTCTGACAAAGGCGCATTTATCGGCGCTTATGCAGTAGCTCATTTTAAAGATGGCGGTTATCAAATGGAATTTATGCCAAAAGCAGAGATCGAAAAACGTAAAAATTCCAGTCCTGGAGGACGTTCAAAGTATAGTCCTTGGAATAACTATTATGAGGAAATGGCAAAGAAAACGGTGATTCGTCACATGTGGAAGTACTTACCTATATCCATTGAGATACAGCAACAAGTCGCTCATGACGAAGGCACGGCAAGAAGCATCAAGGACGTAACACCTAACGATGATATTTTCTTGAATGCTCCTCAAAATGATTTTATTTTGCCTGAAACGGAAGAACTTGAAGAAAACGAAAACACCCAAGACCAAAAACAGGAAGAATTACCATTTGACAAATAAGTAAGGAGCGATCGGGGCGATGGTGGAGGAAAAATCAATACAGACATCGGGGTTTGTCATCCAGCCCCGATTAAAGTTCCAAAGCACAAAAGATAAGATGATGTACCAATTTTTATTAGATGAAGCCAATTATATTCCGTCTGAACGTTGCCAAATCGGACAAACAATTATCGTTATGTCTGATCTTTCCAAGGAACTTGGATGGTCAAGGGACGTGATCAGAGGATGCTTGAACAGGTTGGAGGAATCGAAATACATCACAGTTAAAACTCTCCCTCAAAAGCGAGGAATGTTAATTACAGTCAGTCATTACAAGGATTTTCAATCACTTGCCACCTATGAAAAAAGGAACAAAAAAGAGTCAAAAAATCCACAAGAGAATCCACATGAGGAATCACAAGAGAATCCACATGAGAGCAAAGCGCCAAACCGTTGCGGCAGTAAGGAGGAAGACATGTCAAAAAATAGCAATCCACATGAGGAACCACAAGAGAATCCACATGAGATTCCACATACTATAACAGCATTTATAAACAACATATATAACATCAATAAAACATTAAAAGAATATATCGCCGAAGCTCCCGTAAAAAACAAAAATCTGTCCTCTACCGAAGATGCAGAAATCTTTGTTGATTTCGCTTCGCGAACCAACGCTATACCAGTGGGAGTTAATCATAAATTGCTAGTCTCGTATTTTGACTGTATACGTCATACAAGGCAGACATGTACTATTTCAGCGAATATCTTAGTCAATTTCATTGAAAAGTTACAAAAATACTCTGCGAACCAGATTAATTACGCGATCTGGAATCACGTTGAAAAGCATGACGATAAGAAAGAGCAGTACACGCTTGGAATCTTAAGGCACACAAATGAACATGAAGCTCGAAGGGGTTTAATCAAGCTGAAAAATAAAGGCGGTGAACTAGGCAATGCAGTCAGTGGGGACGATAGCCAATATGACTACGGATTTTAATGGTGAGGTCAAAAGAACTTATGTGTGCGAGGGGTGCGGAAATAAAGTATCGGTAATTAGGGCAAAACATTTATTTGGTCCTAAAAAAGGTGAATGGTTTGAAGGGAAAAAAGGTTGCGAATGTGAAGTTTACGAGATTGTGAAGAAAGAGCAGCAGGAAGCTAAAAAGGCAAGACTCAAACGGATATTTGAGGAAAACAGCTTAATTAATCCTGCTTTGAAAGATGCTTCATTTGATAATTTTGAACCTGCTGAATTTAGGAAGGCGTATGAAAAAGCAAAAAAGTTTGTCGGAGAATTTGATATTAAAAACCCTAAGAATCTGTTATTTCAAGGGACGTTCGGGACGGGAAAAAGCCATTTGTCCATGTCAATTGCTAAAGCATTAACCGAAAAGGGATATACAACAATTTTTATTTCCACTCCAAAGCTGTTAACGAAAATTAGGAATACATACAACAAGAACAGCGAATATGGCGAGGAACGTATTTTAAATGCCATAGGAGAAGTCGATTTGGTTGTGTTTGATGATATCGGGGCAGAAGGTGAAGCGTCCGGATGGGCAATACAAAAAATCTTTGAAGTAATCGACCAAAGGGCTGGTAAGCACAATGTTTACACAACAAATCTGTCATCCGGTGAATTTGAAATAACAAAAGACCTGAGAAGGATTTTCTCCCGGATGATGATGAATACCGAAACGATTGTAATGAACGGAAAAGACTACCGTAGGAGACAGTTTTTAAAAGGGGGTAAACGGGATGTGTAATTTTTGCGGAGGAACCCACGTGATCAAAGACGCGGGCGGGGCATTGGCTTTTTTCCACGCATGCCCCGTATGTGGGCCGAAAAAGGCGGAGAAATTGGCAGAGGAACGGAAAGAAAGACTGCGGCGGCTGGAAGAAGCCAAAGCGAAATTCGGGATGGGAGCTGGATCGGCGTGAGAACAATCATTCCTGAAAATATGAGACGGAAAGCGATACTGGACGAACTGCTTGCCAAAGGCTGGACACACACGGAGGACGGCAGGTCAGTATACGATCTGCCTTATGAGGAATTGAAAGAGCAAGCGGTGTTGTTAGCCTTTAGAGAGATCGACACGGAAAACAGTGAAAATGCGTGGTTTTAGGAGGGGTGGAATGAGTAAGTTTACTGGTTATGGCAGAACAAATGATATTGATTTTGGTGATTATGTAGAAATTGAACAACATCGTTATGGGGTTCCAAATGAAATGTTTATGTACAAGGTTGTTGGCGCTCTTAGGTCAAACACTTGGATCGATGCACCAATACAGTGGGACAGTAAGCGAACGCTGCATGATCATATGGAAACTGCACTGAATGTAATTTGTTGCGGCGTAGATGAAACGGAAGTAATCAGAGTAAGAGAAAGTGATTGCAGGAAAGTTGAGGTGAAATCTCGGTGAACCTAGTCTATGAGCAGGTGGATCGGATCATGGTCTTGGAGAAAGTCAGCAGCATATTAGCAAATCATCCACCAAAAAAGAAAATGAACTGTAATTGTGAGATATGCAGGCGAGCATCTGAAGTCGGCCAAGTGGCCAAGTATTCACCGAAGGTGGCCAGAATACTGTCCAAAGGCGAGGATATGACGATCAGCGAGTACAGGTATCTACTGAAAAAAAGATTGACAAAAAAAGAGATAGCAAAAGTAACTAACATACCATTAAACAATTTGGAATTAATTAGACGGAGGTAACCAATGAATCTATCAAAACTATTTGAGATGCAAAAACCCTTAAGAGATAAAATCATACAGAATTTCAACCTTGAAAATGAAAATCTGTTAGAAAACTTTATTGTGGCTTTCCAAGCTGAGCTTTACGAATTGGCCAATGAATGGAAAGGATTTAAACATTGGTCTAAGAACAAAAATATGGACAGAGAAAAAGCCTTAGAAGAGTTTGCGGATTGTATCTCGTTTTTGTTGGAACTTGGATTTGAGCTTGGCGTTGCAACTGACTGTTTAGATGTTACTGATCCGACTTACACTCGTGAAACAACTATACAAAAACAGCTAATAGAATTTAACTTTTATCTTTACGAAATGTACTTGTCCAGATGTAAAGAATCTTGGTTTTGCGCAATGGAATTTTTACTAGGTTTAGGATCTATGCTCGGTTTTACAGAAAAAGAAATGGTCGATGCATATTACAAGAAAAATGCCATCAACCACCAGCGCCAGGAGACCGGATACTGATGTCTGACGAAAGCAAAGAATTCTATATTGCCGAACTACTACGGCTCACAGGCTATAACAAGAAATCATTAGAGAAAATGTCCACCGCGCAACTATACAAAATTTACTGCGAACGTATCGACAGGAAAGGGATGGTGTGAGTGATAGAGTTTACCATCCCTGGGGAACCCGTAGCGCAAGGCCGTCCCCGGGCGTCTACTAGAAATGGAAAAGTAAGGATGTACGATCCGGCTAAATCCAAAAACTACAAGACTTTTGTCCAATTAGTAGCAAGACAGCATGCCCCGAAAAAGCCACTGGAAGGCGCCGTAAGCATGACAGTGAAGATTTATAGACCAATGCTAAAAGGATTCAGCATGAAGCGTAGAAACGAAGCAGAGGCCGGATTATATAGACCGATTACGAAGCCTGATAATAGCAATTACTTAAAAGGGATTGAGGATGCTTTAAACGGAGTGATTTATCACGATGATTCTCAAATCGTGACTAGCAAAGTTGAAAAATATTATTCTTACAACCCAAGAGTTGAAATAAGGGTGGAGGAAGTGATCCCATGAAACGCAAATACAGGGCCGGATGGTATCTGCTCTTTCGGAGAGAGGGGCGAGATCGTGTTTGGCAGTATGGTTACATGCAAAATCACGAAGTCAAAGCACGTATTAAGCAGGGGTGGAGGATAGCATGAGGAAGAAAGGTGAAAAGTATCGGCCCATCGTCCATATCCTCAAAACTAAAAAGGGAGTGCCTACCGTCATCTATGTGAGTGGTAGGCGGTACCAGCTGCAACATCCAGATCAATATAGGCGCAATTGACACATTATGTGCAACAACCATTTTGCTGATTGTAGCAATAAGGTAGGTGACTGGACTTGATGAAAAAGAAAAAGCTTATGTTTCCAATGAAATGTGATAGGTGTGGGAAAGAGCCTGAAAAAGAAAAAAGCCATAATTGGGACGTGTTTAGATTGGATTGCTCGTGTGGTGGGAGGGTTACAACAGATTTTTCCAAACCTCGCTATGAATGATTCGGAAATACCGAATAGTTGAACGCGTAAGCAATCCTTTCAGATTGAGAGGAGGAAAACAAATGACGGTAAACGATTTTTTGAAACGATTAACAGAAGAAGACAAAGATAAGATGATTATTTTCAGCGATGGCGAAGGATGGTCAAATGTTTGGTTTAAGAAAACAGACAATGACATCATTATTTATTGTGAAGACAACGCAATATTTTCAGATGACAAGTGATACACATTTCGATAATTTAACGCCATAAAACCCATTAAAGGACATTTTAAATGTCCCAAAAGACATTTATAGGGACATTTATCCGATAAAGGAGTGATCCCATGCAACAAATCAATCAAGGCCTGCGGGAAATTACTTGTGGAAATTGTGGAAAACCCATAACCACTAAAACCGATGTTGAATATAGTCGATTTTATAGTCAGTTTTACTGTAATTATAACTGTGCATTAAATGATTTTTTCGATAGGGCGCAATGCACACCTTTTGACTTTACGGACAAACAACAACTAAGTTTTAAAGGGATTGAGATAAAAAAAGGTAAATTTCATTGGAAATAAGAAGTAAAGGAGGGGCACGAATTGGATTTAATAGAGATTGACCGCCTTATCGCTGAAAAGGTGATGGGGTGGGAATTTTACGAAGATGGTGAATCGTGGACTACGGAAAATGGGGACCATTTATTCTTTAGCGCATGCGATGCAAACGAATGGGCGCCATCAAGTGATATTTCTGACGCTTGGTTGGTGGTTGAGAAGTTAAAAAATAAAAAGACTTACTTGAACATTTGCCCGGAAAAAGAAAGGTGCACTGTTGATACTTGGTATGAAGATGATAACGGATATTATTTGCCGTATACCTCAGTTGAAGCAAAAACAGCACCACTAGCAATCTGTCTAGCGGCATTAAAATCTGTTGGAGTGGAGGTAGAGTCCAATGAAAGGAAAGGTTAAATTTACTTTAAGAATTGGTCTGGCAGGATGTGTACAGGAAGATGAATTTACTCTTGACGAGCTAGGGTACGATCCAAAGTATCATGCAGATTTAGAAGATTTTCTCGATGCAGAATGGAGCGAATGGGCATATAACTATACTGATGGCGGTTGGAGAATGGAGGGGGGGAAGACGAATGACTAATCAAGAACGGTTGGAAAGGATAAAAGATAATCTCAATCCATTAGGCGGAGGTTTAAGCGGGCACGGGATAGAAGTCAGCGATTTGTATTGGCTTGTCTCCACCGTGAAGGAACAGCAGAAGGAAATAGGACGGCTTGAAAAATATGTAGAAACTTTGCAGGATGTGCATTTCACGGAAATGCAAACAGAAAAAGCTGAAAACGACCGGTTGCGGAAAGCGTTGGAGAAGATTGGCAGTCCGATAATAGGAAGCACTTTTGCAGACATGTTTGAGTTAAAACAAATTGCCCGGCAAGCACTAAAACGACAGGAGGACTATCATGAACAATAACGCAACAAAGACGGTCATTAGTCTGCTTGAAGAAAATAAAATGTATGTGATCAAGCAAGGGAAGATAATTGAACACGAATTGCCGGATTACGGAGAGGTTACCGTGGTGATGCACAACGGTAAGGTGGACAGGTTGGAGGAGACGAAAAAGAGGAAGGTGTAGACATGGACGAAGAAATTCTATGCGGCAATTGTGCCGGACGAGAGGTGGAAGAAGAAGGGGAGATTTGTGAGGAATGTCATTATTAACAGATTAATAAAGCCTGACCGAAAACCGGAAGGCACTAAAAGGCGAAAGCTTTTTGGTGTCTTTTTCGCATTTAGGAGGGAGTCATTTTATGAAGATAAAACGTCCAGAATGGCACTGTAAGGATTGTGTTTGGATTACGAGGGAAAATTTGTGTCCATTTATTAGATGCGTCAGATGGAATGGATTTATTGCTAATAAGGGGGCGAAGTCATGCAAAGAAACGAAATCGAACAAATCTTAAAAGACTACCATTGGATGATTAACAGCATCAAGATTATGAGGGAGTCTCTAAAATACGCAGGGGAAGACATTACAGCGCAATACGGATTAGAAGCAGCTATGCCAAAAGCACAAGGCACTACAAGCGATCCGGTGTATAAAGAAGTTATCAGAAGAAGCAAACGAGTCAAGAAAATACAAGAGTTCGAAGCAAAGATATTGGAGTTTCAAGGTCTTTTTCATAAAGTCCATGACGAGAGGGAATGCGAGGTTCTGTACTGGCTCCTGGAAGGGAGAAGTTATCGGTGGATTGCCGCACATATGGGTCTGTCTCATTCTCATATCAGAAGAATAAAAGAAAGCATCGTGGATCAATTGAGTCCAGATGTTCCAAATGTTCCAGATGTTACAAAGTTGAAAAAAGAAAAATGCGCTTGTTAAAATGGGAGGGAGGTTCGGCGCGGATATGTTCTGGCTGATCCTCTATAACCTTACGTATCTGTCGGCGCTGTCCCTTGGAAAAGGATGGCGCTACTCTTTATTAATTGGTAAGATATCCCTATACACATGTAGGGGGATGGTGTCTTGAAGAAAGTTCTATTTGTTTTTGTAGTAGCTTTATTGTTTGTGGCAGGGTGTTCAGGCGGTAAGGAAGAGTCTGCTGCACCGAAAGAAGAGAAGCCGCAAGAAGAATTGAAGCAAGAGCAACCTGAGCAAACAGCAGATCTAGAGGAAGGCGAAGAGGCAAGCGAGATCGAGGAAGAGGAGCAAGAAAAAGATTTCGTAACAGAAGCAGAAGCAAACGCCGAAGCATATCCGGCAAAACCCGGTGCAATGTTATATGACAAAACAGAAGAAAAGTTCAAGGGAATGAATTATCACTTCAAGGGCGAATTAGTCAAAGTTGAAAAAGTGGAAGGCCTATTTGGTAATATGGAAGATGCCTTTTTGGTGAAGAATGAAAATGGTTATATAATGCCTATATTCCCGCCATATGAAATGTCAGCATCGGCAGGGGATGAAATTGAAGTATGGGGACCTTTATCCGGCGATGGGTATGCTTCTTCTGATTTAGGAGTAGACAACGTGGTTGGAGTTGCCGGAGCAATGAATGCTACAAGGGTAGATATTAACGGAGAAATGCAATAAATAAGCTATATGCTAAGACATTCACTTTTTGTGAGTGTCTTTTTTTTTCATATACAAAAATTACAAAAGGAGTGTTGATCATGGCGGACAATAAGTCGTGCGAAGAAAACATAAAAGAAACTTTCGGGGAACAACAAAGAAAACTGTGGGATCAATTTGGGGCACCTGTTGATGACATGAAGATTGGTATTGACTATGCAAACCCTGGTAAAGACCTAACCGTTAGACTTACAGCTGACGTATCAGATGCAATCACCGGGCTCAAAGCAATCCAACGGGAAGCAAGACAAGCCACAGCCGCATTGAAAGAGTTTGAGCAAGCATACAACAAGGTTAAACCAGTTGCTGATCAATGCGGAATCAGTGGTCAAGAAATCACTGCGCTGCTTATCGAATCGAGAGGTGATAACTAATGACTGAAACCCTAACCGCACTTTGCAATCATTGTGAAAAGATTACGGATGTTGATTTTAAAACAAAGCATCATCCTAACAAAATACAGGAAACATATTTCAAATGCGAGCACTGTTATTATCATTACACTTCTTATGTTACGGATGCCAAGGTACGGAAGCTGCAGCGTAAGAAGGATAACATCAAGGGCTTACACAATGCCGACAAACGTTTGGAACTTCAGGAAGAAATCAATCAGCGAATGTCTCAGCTTAAATTTAATTTAATAAACTTTGGGCGGGCTGATATGTGACATACAAACGCAAAAGAATTGGAGATAAAGTTTACCAAACTCAAACGTGGAGGAAATTAAGACAGTACTACTATGATAGTCAACACGGTATATGCGAACGGTGCGGTAGTCCAGGAGACATTGTTCACCATACAATTCCAATCACAAAAGAGAATGTGAATGATCCGTCCATAACATTGAACAAAGACTTACTGGAGTTACTATGCCATGACTGCCATAACAAGGAACATAAGCAAGTTCATGCTTCAATCCGCGACGGATTCGGATTTGATGAAAATGGACAACTGATAAAAATAAATTGAAAAGTTGGTTAGGCCCCCCTAGGTACGGTCAAAAAAGCGGGGCCCTGCCGAGCGAGCGCCAAGTTTTCTGTAATACACAGGTCATTTTCACATAAGGGGGGGTTAACAGAAAATGGCAAAACCTAGTAGAAAAAAACAGGATGAAATGATAGCTTTAGAAATTGCAAAATTAGAGGAAATATTTCAGGATATATCCGAAGACAAACAAAAAGTTGCAAAAAGATTGATTGAAAGAGTCGCTTTTATGACAATTACGCTCCAGATCCTTGAAGATAACATCAAGACAAAAGGTCCGACATATCAAATGGTTCAAGGGCCACAAAAAATGATGGTCGAGAACCCGGCTCAGAAATCTTATAACACGATGATCAACCGATACACGGCTGCCTATGATAAACTGTTCAACCTTCTCCCTAAGGAAGTGGTTGCGGAGGAAGATGACGGGTTTGATGCGTTTGTGAATAGACGATGAAACAGAAAATAAAACGCTATCCACTTGCATATAATCCAATCATCGAATACTGGAACAAAATTGAATCTGGTGAAGAGGTAGTCAGCAATAAAGTCCGTAGGGTTTATAAAAAGCTTGTGGACGATATACACAACCAAGATTCAGAATATGAATACTCACCAACTAGGGCAAATCACGCTATTGAATTTGTAGAGAATTTCTGCAAACATTCAAAAGGCGAGATGGGCGGCAAACCTTTTATAATGGAGTTATGGCAAAAGTCCATGACTGCAGCTCTATTTGGTTTTATCCATAAAATTGACGAAACTCGCAAATATCGCGAGTTTATTTTAATTGTGGCCAGGAAAAATGGGAAATCTGCCTGGGCTTCCGCAATCGGATTATACATGCTTGTGGCTGATGGGGAGCCTGGGCCGGAAGTTGTATCAGCCGCTACCAAAAAAGACCAAGCCAAAATTGTTTGGCTTGAATCAAAGCGGATGGTTAGCAAATCACCTACTTTACGAAAAAGAATTCGCTCATTAGTAGCCGAATTGTTATCTGATTTTAATGATGGTTCATTTAGGCCTCTTTCCAGTGATTCCAATACGTTGGATGGGTTAAACCTTCACTGTTCACTAATTGATGAGTTACATGCCATCGAAGATAAAAACCTATATGACGTTATTGTTGATGGAATGAGTGCAAGGCGACAACCAATATCCATTATTACAACGACGGCAGGTACTATTAGGGAAGGAATATTTGACATCAAATACGATGAGGTTGAGCGGATCATCAATGGGTATGATGATCCAAATGGTTATAAAGACGAGCATGTGCTGCCGATTGTTTATGAATTGGACAGGCGATCCGAGTGGACAAACCCAAAGATGTGGAAAAAGGCCAATCCGGGGCTCGGCACCATCAAAAAAGTAGACGAGCTTCAAAGAAAAGTGAATAAGGCAAAAGCAAATCCTTTGTTGGTGAAAAACTTACTGACAAAGGATTTTAATATTCGCGAGACATCATCAGAGGCGTGGCTCACATTTGAGCAGTTGGACAATCAGGCGACATTCGATATTGAAAAACTGAAGCCAAGCTACGGTATAGGAGGGGCGGATCTATCCAGCACCACAGACTTAACTGCAGCTTGTGCTACATTTATGCTTCGGGACGATCCAACACTATACACAACTCATATGTATTGGCTGCCAGAAGAATTGCTTGAAAAAAGAGTGGCAGAAGACCGTGTTCCTTATGACATTTGGAAAGAACAAGGATTTTTGAGAACAACGCCAGGGAATAAGGTTCACCATAAATTTGTAACCGAATGGTTCGTTGAATTAAGAGACGAATACGGCCTATATCTCCCGTGGATTGGCTATGACAGTTGGTCGGCCGTATATTGGGTAGAGGAAATGCAATCCCAGTTTGGTGTTGATGCTATGATTCCGGTGATTCAAGGTAAAAAAAATCTCTCCGGTCCTATGAAGGATATGGGAGCTGATCTGGAAGCCAAGCGAATTAATTATGGCAATAACCCGATTACAAAATGGTGTCTTTCAAACACAAGCGTAGACATCGATAAAAATGACAATATCCAGCCGTCAAAAGGTAAATCACAACGTAAACGGATTGACGGGACGGCCTGTTTGCTTAACTCTTATGTGGTTTTGAGAGATAAAATGAATGATTATCAAAATTTGATTTAAGGGAGGTGAGCACCATAGGTCTGTTTGATTGGATGTTCGGAAAAAAAGTAAAAGAATCAAGCAACGCGACTGGATTCAAAATTATTACCGATATTGGCGAAGGCTTCTACTCCTGGGACGGAAACATTTATAAAAGCGATATTGTTCGTTCCTGCATCCGGCCCAAAGCAAGGGCGCTGGGGAAATTAATGGCACAACATGTACGGGAGACTGAGACAGGATTACAAATCAATCCCAATAAAGATATTAAAATGCTCCTGGAAGAACCAAACCCGTTAATGTCCGGACAGATGTTGAGAGAGAAGCTGGCGACACAACTGGAATTGAATAATAATGCTTTCGCCATCATCAAAAGAGATCCGGAAACGTTTTTTCCTTACGAAATTTACCCTGTTACAGCAGCATCCGTGGAAATGTTAGAAGGTCCACAAGGAGAAATGTATTTGAAATTTTATTTTTATGATGGAAAAAACATGGTTGTTCCCTATGTTGATGTAATCCATTTGCGAAAAGACTTTAATAGTCACAATCTTTTCGGTGACCATCCAGGCCCTGTACTTTCTGAATTGATGGATGTGGTAACAACGATTGATCAAGGGATGAAAAAAGCCATCAAGAGTAGCGCACTCATAAAATGGATTTTAAAGTTTAAATCCATCTTGAAACCAGAGGATGTCACTGTTCAAGTTAATGAATTCGTTGATCGTTACCTATCTGTAGAAAGCAAAGGCGGGGCAGCTGCCAGTGATCCACGTTATGATTTGGAACAAGTAAAGAACAATAACTTTGTTCCGGATGATAAGCAAACAAAGAATATCACCCAACGCATTTATGATTTTTTCAACACGAATGATAGAATTGTTCAAAGTCGCTATGATGAAAACGAATGGAATGCCTACTATGAAGCGGTAATCGAACCTGATGCTTTGCAGCTTTCTAGCGAATATACGCGGAAGATTTTCACTAGACGCGAACGAGGACACGGTAACAAAATTGTCTTCGAATCATTAAACCTCCAATACGCTTCCATGCGTACGAAATTAAATCTTGTCCAATTTGTCGATCGCGCTATGATGACACCAAATGAAGTAAGGCGCATATTTAATATGGGGCCTATCGAGGGCGGCGATAAGCCAATCAGAAGGCTGGACACCGCTCCAATTGATGAAGGGGGTGAGGATGATGGAAAAAACGGAAACAAGGGAACTGATGACGAGCAAGATTGAAATCCGGGAGGATGATGACGGGAACCGTACGTTGTCCGGATATGCTGTTAAATGGGAAAAGAAGTCGCATGTAATGGGTTACTTCCGGAAATTCCGAGAACAATTCAAAAAAGGTGCTTTCGCTGATTCTCTTGGAAAAGATGATCAGCGTTTTTTATGGTCTCATGACACAGGTAAAGTGCTTGGCAGGACAAAAAACGGAACCTTGCGGCTTGAAGAAGATTCAATCGGGCTACGCTTTGAATTGGATTTACCGAAAACTACTCTGGGGAATGACACCTACGAATCTATCAAACGCGGTGACGTGGATGGGGTGAGTTTTGGCTTTCAAAAGATCTCAGATGAAATCGAAGAGCCGGATGATGATCTTATGCTCCGTACAGTGACAAAAGCAAAATTACTTGAAGTCAGTGCGGTTGCTTTTCCTGCTTATCCAGATTCGCAGGTGTCGGCACGCGGATATGACCCGATGAAGCATTATGCCAAGGAGCAGGAAGAGTTAAGAGCAAAACTTTATGTATTAAATAATGTTTAGGAGATGAAAACATGAATCGTATTAAAGAAATTTTGAAAAGAAAAGCAGAAATTAATGAAATGTTGAAAGACGAAAAGCGCAACAAGGATTTGAATTACAAAGCTCTTGAAAAGGAAATCCGTGAGCTCAATGATGAGCTGGAAGAGCTGCAGACTCGTGAGAGGCTGATGAAAGAAACTGAACAGCTTAACAATGGAGAAATTGAAGGACGTACAATCGAAACGTTTAATACTGATGCAGGTCAAGAAAAACGGGAGCTCGGAACAGGCTCTATCGAATACCGTAAAGCCTTTATGAACTATGTCTTAAAAGGGGAGAAAATCCCGGCTCAACTCCGTGCAGATCAAGTGACATACACTTCTGATGTTGGGTCAGTTATCCCTGAAACAGTTTTAAATAAAATTGTTGAAAAAATCGAAGCTGTCGGCATGATTCTTCCACTTGTGACACGTACAGCCATTAAAGGCGGCGTTACATTGCCAACTTCTAGCGTGAAACCTGTGGCCACATGGGTAGCGGAAGGAAAAGGTAGCGATAAACAGAAGAAATCAACCGGATCCATTACATTTGCTTATCACAAATTGCGTTGTGCTGTCGCTGTTTCCCTTGAAGTCGACACAATGACCCTTCCGGTGTTTGAAGCAACACTTATCAATAATGTTGTGGAAGCTATGACTAAAGCCATTGAGCAAGCAATTATTTCCGGATCCGGCATTGGACAACCTAAAGGTATTTTGACTGAAACTCCTGAAGATGGTCAGGCTTTAGATGTGGATGAAATCACCTATCAAACATTGCTTGATGCTGAAGCAGCACTTCCATTGGAATATGAAGCGAATGCTGTTTACTGCATGACCAAAAAGACATTTATGAAATACCAAGGCATTAAAGATGCTGATGGACAACCAATCGCGCGCGTCAACTATGGTATTAGCGGCAAACCGGAACGTGTATTACTTGGACGACCTGTTATTCTATGTAACTACCTTGATAGCTTTTCAACAGCTGAGGAAGGTTCTCCATTCGCATTCTTGTTCAACTTCTCTGATTACGTCCTGAACACGAACTATCAAATGGGTGTTAAGAAGTATGAAGATAATGAAACTGATGATATGGTAACAAAGGCAATCATGATTGCTGACGGGAAAGTTGTTGATAAGAATTCGTTGGTAGTTCTTAAAAAAGGTACTCCAACTCCATAAATACCAGGAGGGATATAATTGGACAGCCATAAAGTAATAAAGAGATTTCGCGAACGTCACCAGGATATGAAAATTTATGAAGAGGGCGATTCTTACACTTATGACAATAAGGAAAGGATTGCTTTTTTAATTGAAAAAGGCTATTTGGAAAAGAAAAATAAGCAGCCTCCGCAGGCTGAAAATAAACCGGAGATAAAACATACCGGCGGCGGCTGGTATGAGCTACCAAGCGGCAAAAAAGTAAAAGGTAAGGATAATGCTCTTAAAGCACTAGAAAGCGGTGTTTGATTTGCTTGAAAAAGTCAAAGTAGCTTTACGTGTCTCCACAAACGATGAAGGTATTATTGATGAAATTTCCGATCTTATTTCAAGTGCCCGGCTGGACCTGATACAGTCGGGCGTTTCTGAATCAAAGGCGAAGCTGGATGATGATGCACTTATTCAGAGGGCAATCATTCTTTATTCAAAATCACAGTTTGGGATCGACAATCCGCACGCAGAGCGTTATTGGCAATCTTACGAATCTCTGAAAAAACATTTGTCTTATTCGGGTGATTATCGTGGCTAACTGGGGAGAAGTTCTTTATTTTGTAGCGTTGGAAAAAGGAGTGGATGATGATGGGTTTGAAAACAGCACTCCGACTCCTGGAGATCCGCGCAAAGTCTATGCTAATAAAAAATCTGTAAGGTCCGAGGAATTTCATGCCGCTAAACAAAAAGGAGTCACTCTATCCTACATGTTTGAAGTTCGTACCTTAGAGTATGAGGGGGAAGAGCAACTCAAGTACAACGGTAAAGATTATACGGTTTATCGAACGTATGACAAAGGTGAAATTATAGAAATCATTTGCCATCGAAAGAGTGATGACCATGCGTCTTGAATTTGACGGCCTTGACGAGCTGATAGCTGAAATCGATCGTATCGAGGGTATTACAGAAGATTTGAAAGACCAAGCATTGATTGCTGGGGGAGACTATCTTCGGGATAAATTTAAAGCAGAAGTCTACTCTCACGGGTTAAATCGCCGATCAGGACAAGGACAGGAATCTATTACACGGACGGATCCCAAAAACCATGAATTGTTTGTCGGTACACAAGGTGGCGCAAAACAACCAGGTTTTTATTTATACATGCAGGAATTTGGCTTTTGGAATGTTAGGGCGCAAAGGTTTATACCGCCTAAACCTACTTTTTCCATTGTTTATGAGAATAGCAAAAACGGAATCTTGGACGAGTATGTTGATGTGTTTCAGAAGGGGCTGGGGATGCGGTGAACCTCAATAAGTTGATCATGGACACACTACGTCCTTTAGGGGTCCCTGTCTCTTTCGCTCGTTATAATCAAACGGCGGACACTTATATTGTGTTTGTTGAATACAACCAGGCATCCCGTATCAACGCGGATGATGAAGAGTTAATAACGAAGCACTTTTTCCAGGTCGATGTTTTCTCAAACGGAAACTACCTGCAGCTGGTTAAGGATTTGAAAAGGGTAATGAAAGCTGCGGGATTTGGCCGCATGTTCGAATCAGAAACGTATGACGAGGACATGAACATGTATCGAAAAATTTTGCGATTCAATTATGAACCTGATATTGGGGAGAAATACCCATGAACAATGGAACGGTAGACGCTTATGACCTTCATTACGCTGTAATAGAAGGCGAAGACGAAAGAGGGAATCCTATTTACGGAGAACCTATTAAACTAAATAATATTAATAATGTTGAATATGAGGAGGAAAATTAATGGCTATTAAAGGTCTTAAAAATTTACATTATGCAAAAATAACGCAGGAAAACGAAACATCAACAACTTATACCACACCTAAACCACTTGGTCCAGCTATGGCCTTGAATTTAGCACCTTCTATCAACCGTGCCAATCTTAGAGCGGATGATGGGGTGCTTTTTAGTGATTCTTCAAAAGGTCCTATTGCGGTTACACTAAATACTGCTTATCTCGAAAAAGAAGTTGAAGCCGATATTTTGGGCAAAACAATTCATCCTAACGGTCTGATCAGCGACAATGCGGCGGATGATGCTCCATATATTGCAATCGGTGGACAAGCTGAGAGTGCACGCGGCGGATATGAATACTTTTGGCTTTACAGGGTGAAAATGGCTCCTGCTGAGGAGAACAGGGAAACTAAGCAAGAAACGCCAACATATCAAACACCTAACCTTACAGGGGAGGCAATACCCAGAATCCATGATGGGGAAGAAAAAATTAAAGCCTGGGACGGGGATGAAACGATTACGGATAAAACCGTATTTGACAAGTGGTTCGATGAAGTGATTAATCCAGATTGGGTGGCGACTCCATAATGCAAATAGAACTATACATTGAAGGTAAGAAAAAACTGTTTACAGCTCCGTTCGTTCCTATGGCCGCAAAAAGGAAGTATTTAGAGATTGAAGCGGCCGCAGAAACAAAGGCTAAAGGAGATGAAAAATACATCCCACCTGCTAAGGATCAGTTAGAAGAGGAAGCGGAAATGGTTGGCATTTTAGCTGATATAGTTTTTCAAGGGCAATTTACAGTTGAGCAGGTTTTTAATGGTGCAAGTGACGAATACGTGTATAGCAAATTACGAGAAGCGGTATTCGGCAAACCTAAATTAAATAAAGATGGTAACGAGGGAAACGAACAGGGGAAGTGACATCTTTCACGGAGATGTACACTTCCCTTAAGATTTTGTATAAGAACATGATGTTCCCACAAAATCCAGATGCCCGAAAGTGGACAATGACTGAAATCGATCAGTTAGATGTCCACTTTTTTCATGATTTGATGGATTTTGAACATCAACAACCACAAGAAAAAGAGGTCTATCTCAGTGACATTTGGTAGAAGGCAGGTGAAAGCATGGCTACAAAGGATATAGGAAATCTCCGCACCAGACTATCTTGGGAAGATGAGGGCGCCAACAAGTCATTGGAAGGGTTCCGGCGGGATCTAAAAGGATTGCGGTCAGAAATGAATGCTGCCCGTTCCAAGGGGCGAGAGTATACACAAAGCCTAAAAGGTATGCGGGAGCAATCGGATATCCTTTCCCGGCGGTTGAAAACTCAACAAGAGCGAGTCCAGGAGCTCAGAAAACGATATGAAGAGTCTGCTAGAGTAAAAGGCGAAGATGCCAAACAAACACAGGACTTGGCCGCGCAATACAATAACGCTGTCGCTGAAATGAACCGTACAGAAGAACAGCTGAAACGGTTGAATAGCGCAATTAGGGAGCAATCCAGCCCGTGGACTAAACTTGGCGAAAACATGACCAAGACCGGAGACAAGCTCCAAACGGTCGGAAGAAGCATGACCGATTTTGGAAAAAATTATTCCATGAAGGTCACTGCCCCTATCGTTGCGGGTGGAACGGCTATATTTAAGGCTTCCATGGACTTTGAATCTGCCTTCGCCGGAGTCAGAAAAACGGTCGATGCGACAGAAGAAGAATTCGCAGTCCTTCGTCAAGGAATACGGGACATGGCCAAAGAATTGCCTGCCTCTGCCAATGAGATTGCTAACGTTGCCGAGGTTGCGGGACAGCTGGGGATCAAGCAGAAAGACATAATGAAGTTTACCCGGACGATGGTTGACTTGGGTGTTGCGACAAACATGTCGTCAGAAGAAGCCGCTACCGCGCTGGCGCGCCTTGCCAATATCACCCAAATGCCTATGGAAAACATTGATAGGTTGGGGGCGACGGTTGTCGATTTAGGTAACAACCTCGCCACAACCGAATCCGAGATCGTTGATATGGCATTGCGATTAGCTGGTGCTGGGTCCCAAATAGGTTTATCGGAAGCTCAAATTTTAGCCTTCGCCGGAGCCTTGTCCTCAGTCGGTATCCAGGCTGAAATGGGTGGTTCTGCATTTTCGCGTGTCATGATTGAAATTGCAAATGCCAGCGCTGGCGGAGAACAAGCGGTTAAGGCTTTTTCGGATGTTGCTGGCATGTCCGCAAAAGATTTCCAAAAGGCTTTCGAGGAAGATGCTGCACTAGCTGTTATTGCATTTATCGAAGGTCTGGACAAGATGGCCAAAGAAGGGAAAAACGTATTTGGAGTCTTGGAAGATTTGGGGCTTTCTGAGATTCGTGTTCGAGATACCTTGCTTCGGGCTGCTGGGGCGGGAGATTTATTCAGAGAATCTCTCGAGCTTGGTAGTAAAGCGTGGAAGGAAAACACGGCACTAACAAAAGAAGCAGAGGAACGCTACAAAACTACTGAATCCCAAATAAAAATCATGTGGAACCGAATAAAAGATGTTGCAATTACTTTAGGCGATGCGCTTGTCCCGGCTGTTATGTCTGCAATTGATGCGGCTGAACCACTTATTAAGCAGATTGAAAGCGGAGCAAAGGCTTTTGCTGAAATGGACGAAGAACAACAACGAACAATCCTTAAACTAATTGCTATTGCTGCTGCTATTGGACCCGTTTCTGTCGGTCTTGGTGGATTGACAACTACTATTGGCGGCGTGTTAAAAGTCGGTGGCGGTTTAGCTTCTATGCTTGGAAAAGCAGGTGGAGCGGGGCTAGTTGGACGTATTGGGCTACTTGGCGCCGGGGCTGCCACTCCTGTAGGATTAGCTGTTGCCGGAGTGGGAGCATTAACTCTTGGAATTTACGCCTTGTCTAAAGCTAGCCAAGAAAATCTTGAAGAAACCCTTAAATCCATTGAAGCTAGAAAAGAAGAACTTGATTCCATGGATGAGTTAATCCGCCAATTTGAGGAATTGAAAAACAAAAACAAACTCTCTACAGATGAGATGCTCAGGTACATGGATATCATGACCGAGCTAAAGGACGCCAAAAATGAGGAGACCATTAAAAAATTAACTGATGAGCAACAGGAATTACTGAAAAAGTCCGGTCTCACAAATGAAGAAATGGAAGAGTTCCTCGGTTTAAATGATCAGATTGTGGAAAAGGCTCCTGAATCAGCTAAAGCCATCAGTGAGCAGGGCAATGCTTATGCAGGAGTATTAGACGAGCTGAAGAAGCTGAATGAAGCTGAGCGACAACGGTTAACTGATGATACTTACACGGCTCTTACATCAGAGTTAGATAAACAAGCCAAAAACCTTGAAAAACAAGCAAAAATACAAAGCCAGATAAAAGAAAAAGAGTCCGAAAGAGAAACGGCGATAAAAAACATTTTGGAACAGAACGGTAAAATCCAAGAACAGGACTTGAAAATTGCAGAACTTAGGGATCGCATTAAAAATGCAACAGGTGAAGAGAGGGTGGCTCTCTCTGAAAAACTGATACAGGCTCAAGATGAAAAAGCTCTTTTGGAAGCTGCCCGGGATCTGCACAACGAACAGGTAGAAAAAATAGACAATCAAATTGGTAAAAAGAAAGAATCTCTCGCGGAGACGGAAAAAGAGCTCGCAGCTTTTGACAACCTCGCAGCCGAATACGAACAACAGATACTTTTTCAAGCGGGCCTCACTGCCGAAAAAGGAAAGGGAGTTCAAAAGCTCCACGAAGAACAGAAAAAAATTGATGATTTAAGAAAAGAAAATGAAAAACTACATGATGCTGGAAAAAGATCTACACACGAATACCAAAAACAAATAGAAAAATTAAATGAACAACAAAAGAAAATTGATACGGCCAAACAAAAACTAGAAGAAATGAACACTATAGCTGGCCGTACAATCTACAAAGACGTGAATGTCGAAACAAACCCAACAGCCGATGCAATAGACGAAGCCCTTGGTGCTAGTGTTGAAAAAATGGTTAATCTTTCGATCGCAACCACAAAATTAGCCTTGTCACCTTTTAGTTTGTTCGGCGGCCTTGGTTATGCAAAAGGAACAGATAACCATCCAGGCGGGCCATTTCTTGCTGGTGAAGAAGGATTCGAGCTTGGCCGTCTTGGTAACCGATGGGAGCTGCTCAACTTTGGTCTGTATGATCGCCCACGCGGCTATGAGGTGTTCACTCACGATGAATCTAAGAAGATTCTTAGGGCTTTAAACAATCTGCCTGGGTATGCCACAGGTGCTAGGGATTCTGGTGAAGCCAATCGAGTGGTCAATCAATTAAACAATCAACAGGCTATGTCGGATGGCAATGCTACAGTCGTCAGGCTTTTAAAAGACATTGTACAAGGGATTAAAGACGGGAAGATCATCCAAATCGACGGGAACACTGTTACTAGAATTGTTAATGAAAATAACGCAGTTGATAATATAGGAAGGTATTTTTAGGAGGTGTCTACTTGTTTATTGTTTATGACGAAAACATGAACTTGAAGCCTTTCCCGTCTGGTGTGACACCTCTTGATATTTTTATATCCTCTATCCGAAAAAAGAGAGAAACAGAGACTGTGGAAGGTAGACATGGGTATATTGATAAAGGACATACGCTAGAAACCAGGAATATAGAATTGATATTTCGGCTACAAGCTCATAACACGCAAGATTATAGGCTATTAAGGGATGAAGTGTTTGCCTATTACAGTCAAGGTGATTTCTTTTATGTATCGGAGGAATATCAACCAGGTAAAAGGTATAAAGTGATTGCTGTTGAACCGTTCGTTCCGGAAAGAATTAATCGGAAAGTAGCATCAGTTGGAATTCAACTAGAAATGGATGATCTGCCGTTCGCCGAGTCCATTGGTACTACTCAGGACATACAACGAAATGGTATTAATACTGATTCCGGTTTGTGGGGCTTTGGGATGGGCTTACAGTCTGTTGACGATGCAATGATTTACACGCATAACGCGATTTCCGGCAATACTTTCCGGATTTTTAACGCCGGGAATGTGTCAATCCATCCATTTGACCAGGATTTAAAAATAACAATCAGCAATGTGGTCGGAAGCACAGAGTTATTCCAATTGGTGAATTTGACCAATGGCAGCCGTGCGCGGATTGACGTTCCCCTCAAAAGCACGGACAAAGTGATTTACGACGGGCCTAACGTGACACGGAATAGTCTAGCGTTTTTAAGGGACACTCGGAAAAATTTTATTGAGTTGTCGCCAGGCTGGAACTCATTCCAAATCTACAACTGCAACAGTGCTACGATTGCATTCGATTTTCCTTTTTATTACCAATAGAGGAGATTGTGGGAGGGAGATAGCTACCTCTCTTTTTTGTATGTCAAAAGGAGCGAGGAAAATGTCAATAAAATTAATTAGCGTTTTATGGGATAGGGAAACTAGAAATAATATTAATGATAATTTTCGAGAGTTGTTTGATCTCAGTACAGAAATAGAAAGTGAAATTAAACAAAATTTATCAGATTATATACCGGCTGGGGCGATCACAACCGATAAAACCAGTTTTATCAGAGCAGGAAAAAATCTATTTAATCAACATGATACAGTCAGTGGCCGGGTTAGTGTGACCGGTGAAATCATCGACGATGGAGTTAATGTTACTGCAGATTATGAATTGATCAAACAGGGGCAAACATATATAACGAATAACCCGATCTATACGGCACAGTATGATAAAGATAAAAGTTTCATTAGATTTTTATACGTTGCTAAAGGAGATACGCTGAAAACGGAAAATAACGCAGTATATATCCGAATTTCAGTCAATCGGACGTTAGCCAGTGGATTACAGGTTGAAGAAGGTAATGCATTAACGCCTTATGAACCATATATGAAAACGCTGGTCGGAATTGACATTAAGGATGTAAGTGAAGCTAAAACAAGTGATGCAAAAGGTAAGCATTTTACAAACATTAAAGCACGTTTTGAGGAAATAGAAAGAGACGTTGCAGATATCCGCCCACCTGATAGTAATGTTGTTTCTGATGAAGTTGCAGAACAAGTCTTCATTGCCGAGATGAATAAAAAGGCAGCTCGATTAGGGTGTGATAACCCAAATTTTAAGAACTCAAGCGGGTTATCAGCTGCGGGCCAATTGACAAGCCCGAAGGATATGACATTGATTACTCGACATGCTGCAGGGATTGCGGAGTTAACCAAAGTTTGGGGAACTAAAAATTATGAGGTTGCCATTAAAGGATCCAGTGCACGAACTATTAATATTACTTCGTCAGTGCAAGATGCTGCATTTGAACAAAGCTATACGATTTTAGGTGGAAAAACTGGAACTTTAGGTGTGGTCCACAATTTATGTCTAGTCGTACAGCATAAGCAAAAAGGCCATGTATTAGCGGGTACAATATTAAAGGCAGACGGTGATCGATGGATCGCAATGAAACAGTTATTCGATGAAGCGATAAAAATTATAGAAAATAACGGAAGCGCAAGTCCTACCATTGACGCAGTAGGGGCTTGTGCTATTTTATTGCCTGCGAATCCTTTATTGCATACAGGGACGCCATTAAATGAGCTTTTTCTTAAAGGAAATACAGAGAGACAATCTCCTGCAAGTACGACGAAAATCTTAACAAGTTTGGTTTTAATCGAAAGTGTTCCCGATTTAAACGAATCGTTCAGCTTTAAAGCCAGTGACAAGGTTGAAGATTCGCTTGTTTTTAATGAGGGTGATCGCATTACATTTAAAGATGCTTTGTACCTCATGATGCTGCAATCGAATAATACAACGGCCAAAGCGGTTGCACGCGCTGTAGGACAGCGGATTGTGAAAGCAAGAGGTTATGCTTAAAGGAGTGAGGTCGTGTATCTGATCGACTAAAACAACCGCCATTATGTCACTCAAATGACTTATCAGATTGAGGAAGAATTAAACGGGAACAAAGTCTTATCTGCAGTCATTAAGCCCACTAAACCCAACCTTTTATTTTTGGAAAACCTTGAAAAGATGTGGACGTTAGTGGACGATGACGAGAACTTTTACAAAGTCGCCTTTGTTAAAAAGCAAGGGGAAGGTAAACTGTTATCCGCAGAGATCAGAGCCATTCCATCATTTTACGATGACTTTGACAATGATCGGGTATATGAGGAATATAATCGATCGCTTACTGCTAAGGTTGCATTTGACATCATCTTTTCTGGCAGTGGCTATTTTTATCAAATGTCAGGCGATTATTATGCCATAGATTGGGAAGGGTTTGGCGGTGGATCCACGCGCCTTGAAATGTTCCAGGACGCTCTCAATCGGTATGGGGCAGAGTTTACTGTTATGGGACAGACTGTCTTCATAAAAAAGCAAATCGGTGAGGACTTAAACGTCATGTATCGCCACAGGCTCAATGCCTCGAATATCGTACAAGAGACCGACGCAACTGGCTTTTGGACATATGCCAAAGGATACGGTGATTACCAGGGTGACAAAGAAGCCGGAGATTGGAAAGATGCCAAACTTATTCGGGAATACACTTCTCCCATTGCAAATATCCCTGGTATTGGCAAGCGACATGCCCCGCCTATAAAGGATGGACGAGTTAAAATCGCTTCCGTAATGGATGCTAATCTAAAAAAGCTAGTGGATGAATCTCTGAAAATCAGCGTGACCGCTGATATACATGATCTAACCAAACAAAAATACCCTATCGCCCAGACAAATGTTGGTGACAGGGTATTTCTTATTGATGAGCGCATTTTGTTGAATGAGGAAGTGCGTGTCGTCAATAAAACGGTGGTTAGGGACTGGCGCGGAAATATACTTGATATTCGATTGACGTTTGGATCACAGGATATTGTCAAGCGGCATCAGGCTAGTCTTTCCAATGCGGCAAAGACAGTCAATGATCTTTTCGACGGCAGGAAGAAACTGCCTTTAAATGCGTTAGCCAGCGAGGTTGCCAACGTAACCAAAGCTATTTTGTCTGCCCAAACGGAGCTTGATTTTACAAATGGCATCATTGCCCGGGATCCTAACAACCCTAACCTGGTCGTTATGCTTACAAGCGCCGGACTAGGCGTGTCACAAGACGGTGGTAGAACATTTAAAAATGCTATTACTGGTCGAGGCATACTAGCAGAGCATATCCTTGCGGGGACTATCACCGCAGGCGGAAATAAGCGTATTGATATTGCTGATGGTTCAATTTGGTCTTATTTCGGCAATAAATTAACGATGAACTTCGGACAATATTCATTGGATTTTTATCATACAGATGAAAGTTTAATCGGAAGTTTCGGACGGGGAACCATTCCAATGAACAACGGTTCAACCTATACCCGCGGTCTTAACTTACTTGTAGCCAACTCATTTTTTGACATTATTCATTTACGAAATGATGTCCGTAATTTTGCATTTAGAACAGCGTCTTTTAACATAGACAACAACTATACAGCCGTTGCTGGTCCACAGGCATGGGCAGGTAAAAGTTTTTTGGGATTATACACGGATGCTGAGTTATGGAAAAATAATCGTCGCACCGATCAGGCTAGTATGGTTTTTGAACAGACAACTTCGCAACACAATGTCCACTTGTTTTTTGGTGGCAGAAATGAGTCAGGTAGTCGAAAACAAGGGACATTTAACATCATTTATAACGACAGCGATGACACAAGCCAATTGATTGCACAAGCACAAAAGGATAGGCTTTGGACAAGGCGCATGCAAGTTGGAAATAACGTCCACATTGGGAGCTCATCAAATGCTGCCAGGTTTGGCGTTAGTGATGATACGTACATTGCAATTAATGATGATGGTTATGTCTTTTTTGTAGCTAATGGTGTGGTAAAGCATACATTTAGTCCTGATTAGGACTTTTTTATTTTGCAGAAAAGGAGTTAAGACAACAATGTTACTTTGAATGGTTCTGCTGTTTAAAAAAATTGTCGATAAGTTTTTTCTCGCTTTTAAAAGAAAACTTATCCCTCCTGCTATATTAAGATTAAGAAATATAGAAAGGAGGGATAAAATGAATGAAGTAACGGTAAGAATGTCAAGTTTACCTTTGCAGTCAATGGTGAATGGTTATATTTATACCTTTGGAGCAATTAACAATTTAGCAAATAGCTGTTCTATGGAGGTTGAAAAAGGCAGAAAAAAAATTTACGCTGGCCTTGTGGAGGATATACATTATGGAGATAGTATAATAATAAGACCAAATGAGGAGTTTCCCGATATGCCAAAAACGCGATTGTATTTTTATTAAACAACAAAATCTTGCAGTAAACAACGCTAAACAAGAGTCCTTTCGGGCTTTTTTTATTTTGGGAAAAAGGAGTTAGGGCATGGAAAACATAATTAAATCATTTGTCGCTGTCACAGGGGCGATCATTACTTTTTTATTGGGAGGCTGGTCGCCTTTGTTACAGGTGCTTGTTATTTTTATCATCATGGATTACGTGCTGGGCTTCTTGGTTGCGGCCACACACGGGGAATTAAATAGTTCAGTTGGCTTTAAGGGCATTGCTAAAAAGGTAATCATCTTGTCACTGGTAGCAGTAGCATACTCAATTGATACGATTATGGGAGATGGCACGTTTATGAGAGACGCTGTCATCTTCTTTTATTTGGCAAATGAATTGTTGAGTATTTTAGAGACAGTGGGCAAAACCAACTTACCAGTGCCCGATGTGCTCAAAAAAGCAGTGGAAAAATTAAACGATAAGAGTGACGCATAAGCGTTGCTCTTTTTTATTTTTATAAAGGAGAGGGTATAAATGGCAAAAGTTGCAATCGATGCAGGACATGGGATTAACACTCCGGGGAAGCGTACGCCCGCTGGGGAAAGAGAGTGGACTTTTAACAATAAAGTAGTTTTGGCCGCCATTAAATATTTAAAGCAATATAATGTATCTATCTTAAGGCTGGATGATCCGACTGGCAAGACAGACGTACCATTGACCACTCGCACAAATAAAGCAAATAGTTGGGGAGCTGACATTCTCATTTCTGTTCACCATAATGCTAATACAGGTAGGTGGGGTAGTTGGACAGGCACGGAGACTTACACATATTTGGGTAATTGGCCAAAGGCTGAAAAACTTGCCCGTATTGTACAAAGCAATTTAGTCAAAGCGTATGGTCTGCGGGATAGAGGTCTAAAAAAATCAAACTTACACATGTTAAGAGAATCGAGGATGCCAGCAATCTTGACCGAGGGCGGTTATATGGACTCGACGACCGATATTGAAAAGTTGAGGGATGAGAAGGTTCTTGATGCCGCAGGTCAGGCCATAGCCGATGGAGTAGCCGAGTATTTTGGGTTGAAAAAAGTTAGCAACAAACCTGTAGCATCAAAACCCGCCAGCAAGCCGTCAAGTGGGTACACTGGTGGCAGTATCGTTGACTACCTGAAAAGTATTGGCCAGGATTCATCTTTTGCCACCCGCGCTAGGTTGGCCGCACAGTATGGGATCAGTGGCTACCAAGGCACGGCCGCACAAAATACGCAGTTACTCAACAAGATTCGGGCTGGAAAAACCGTAGCCAAGCCCGTGACCGCCACAAAAGGGGACCAAAAGACGAACAGCATCGTTGATTATCTCAAGTCAATTGGTGTTGACTCATCTTTCGCCAATCGGAAACAGCTTGCTGAAAAACACGGGATTAAAAACTATACAGGTACTGCTGCTCAAAATTCACTGTTGCTGAAGAAGATGAGGGGATGAATGTGCTAAGAGAGCGACCTATCCAATTATGGACGGGGCGCTTTTTTTATTTTTTTTGAAGGATTTTCAAGAAAGGTGTAGAATGTTTATACATAGAAATACATTTAAACGTGTAATAATTAATGCAAAAGGGTAATAATAAATGAATAGTGAAACTAAAAAATTTGAAATAACGATGACTTACGATGATCCTCAAACCGTTTTTTCAGTACTGTGGTTTAGGGTGGGTTACACTACAATCGCTTGGCTGATAATGGGCTTTTGGGATGAGCCTTATACTAAAAACTTCTTTATAACATTACTGCTTTTTGCATCCCCTTTATTAATGGACTATCTTCGATTTAAGCCGATTAACAATAAAATCAGAAGTGGCATAAAATATATCGGAGTTACAGTTTCGGCTTTATGGATTTTATTTAGTATCCTTGGAATGTCGAGTTTTTTTAGATTGAACAAATCACAATTAGCCGTTGATGAAGATCACCTTCTTAGTTCAATAGTTCCTCCTATCCCTGTTATAATGATATGGGCTTTATTGGGATTGAGTGTTGCTTTAACAATAGTCGATGCAATAGTTTACAGAAGTAAAGCCGAGCGAAAAGTAGGGGAGCTATTGAGGGACGAAGTAGAAACTGAAAGACATCAATTTAAATCAAATAGTGCGGAGGGGTGATATTATGATTAGAGATCATTTATTTTTGGCACTTTCTTTAATTGTTAGTGTTGTTCTGTTCTCAATTTTGTTAGGAACGATCATTAAGCACCGATCCATCGGTGTGAAAGGTCTGTTATTAATTTTTTCACTAATCACCCCGATAATGGCCTTTTACACAACAATCAAAGTTTTAGGTGAACTATTAAAGCAAATGCGCAATGATGAGGAGTTTAGGAGCATCCCATTAAGAAAAAAAATTACTCTTCCATATAAAATCATTCAAGTCTTCTTCGAGGTATTTACCCTATCGATTGGTTTTGCAGGGGAAACTCTAGCCCACTTTTCCAGGAAGGGCACAATAACAACCAAGAACCCTCTAAATTTAATTGTAACAAGAGTTTTAGATTTACTGAGAGATACCAAACCCAACGGTAAAACAAGATTTGTATAGATAATTAAAAAAACACTCATCTTATGTGTTGGCCCTTTTGGATCGGAAGGGTCTTTTTTTGATTAAAATGGTCATAAAGATCATATAATATGCTCACCTCCATGATTCCGCATCACGAAACAAGCCCGACGCTGACCGAGCTTAATAGAAAAACCCTTGGATGTGTCGGTCTAGGTAACAACACCCAAGGGTTTATCGTTAGGAAGAACCTAACGAAAAAGGATTTAAATACATACTATCACAAAATATTCTAAAAAAACTATAAAACTCCAGCCAATTTTAGTTGTAATGCAGCTAATTCTTTTTGTTGTTCAGGAGATAATTTTCCAACTGGTCCCTCTAGATCAATTTTTAAAAAGGGTTGACTGGTACCCAGCCGAATTAGACTCTTACGATCAATATAATTATAATCATTAGGTTCTATTTCTAAATCTGTATCGCGTTTCATATGTATTTTACTTGATAAAGGTGCTGCGTTTAGAGTCCATATATTTCTATCTAAATTTGCGTTGCAGTGTTGTGTTATAACAACGAATCGTGAGGAATGGTACGTACGGGGAGTAAATTCACTTTCTGGAAAATTAACCAGTTCATCTTTAATTTTATATATCTCCCCGTACTTAAATTCTCTTTCATCTGCCAAAATTATTTTTCTCCAATCAGTTGACACGCCTTATCTACCCTTTCCTTATAGACCGATAATTCACTCATTTCTTTGATAATGGCTCGGTTGTATTCGTCATCTGACCCTCTAATACTTGTATCCAAATTATTAGCTATTTTTTTAATTTCTTCAAAGTCAAACAGAGGTTCAGGTGACTTTCTTAATTTACCCATATCAAGCTTCCTTCCGTAAAATTTTTCATTGCATTCTTGATTAAGGATTTCCAACATAGGCTCAGTCTTGTAGGCTAAATCAAGAAAAGCTTGCGTGTCTTTGTTAGACAGCTTTTCCACAATTTCATCTGCTATATACCTAGCAACAGGATTTAAATTAAAACCACTTTCCGAGAAGTCCATATTAATATCATGGTATTCATATCCTACGCCGTTGTTAAAGTTATATTTATGTTCTAAAATGAACCCGTTTGCTATTAGCTCATCAATTCCTTCGTAGAAATCAACATCAAAAGGACCATTGTAGTCCCTTTTATATTCTAAACCAGAGTAGGTTTCCCCAAAAGATTTAAACCATTCGCAATCGAGAAGATAAATTGCTTTAATAATTTGGGTCCTACCCAGCACTTGTGGAAACTTTTTGATGAAGTAGTACATTAATTCTTCTTTTTTATTCAATTCCATCTCCATCCCCCTTTTTTTCGAAAGCTGTTTAACACATCTTGAATTGTAGGAATCTTTTTAAAATATCTGAATTTTTATCTTTGTAATTGACTGACCCTAATAAATGTGAGGTTTGGTAAGCTCAAAAGGCTACTTATTTTCAAGTTAAATCATATTCTGTAATCCTTAGTCAATTATTAGCACAATATACTTATAAGTTCAATGCCCGGTTTTACAGAATGTTAAACATGTTACCATATTGTTACTTTTAGTCATAAGTCGACAGAACAGCCCGGTACTGACCGGGCTTTAATTTAAGTATTTTTATACGGTTTATGATATTTTTCTTCGCCCTCTAATCGGGCATTAACCGCATCATCTTTGTTTGCGTACGCCCCCAGATGAATCCTTCTTTTATTTATGTCGATATATGCAAACCACTTATCCATTGCTTTGTTGTAACTTACTCCTTTGACACCAGAAGTGTTGTTCTTGGGGGTTTTTTTATTTAATGCATATACATTTGTGTTATCCCTTTTACCTTTCTCTCTACCATCCTGCGCGTTTTTAATTTTGTGACAACCACAGGAAAGTGTGTCTCCTCTACGTAAATATACACCTTTAGTTGTGATCACATTACCGCAATCACACCTGCACTTATACAGCTTCTTTCCATCCTTAGCCCGTTCGGTTAGCTCTTCAATCACCAAAAGCTTTCCATATGGCTTTCCTACTTCATTTTTCCTCTGTATACAACCGCAAGATTTAATTCTTCCGCCCATCAACCGATCAAATCTAACGATTTTTTCTGTACCGCAATCGCATTTTACTAAAACAAGGCGGTATTTATTGGTTCTTTCTACCTCTTTCACAACAGTTAGCCTTTCGAATCGTTCACCGGGTATTATTTTTCTGGTCACGATCATCACCTTTGTGGGCTAGTTTAGTCTTATCAATTACCCATGACATCCCAATTTTTTTAGCAGGGATTTCACCTTTAGCACATTTGTTTTTAACAGTGCCTGGCGATAAACCAAGAATTTTTGCGGCCTCCTCCACTCCTACCACATTCCACATCTCCACCTTTGCGCTCCCTAAGTGTGGATAAAATAATTCGCTTAACTCCTCATTTGTTAGTTCTTCTAAATCTAATTTTGCAATTTCCTCCCCGAGCACCTCAAACAACAGCCACTCCTTTTCGTTCCATTTGTGGCTATAATCCATTAAATCTTTATGGATTAACTTTAAAACTTTTGCCGGGTTTTTAGTTAGAGCAGTTCGATACCTCTGCTCAATCGACGGACGTTGTTCTTCATAAGTGTGTTTGCTTAATACGTCTGCGATAGCTAATATACGTGCAAATTTTTGTTCTCTGGACATTTCCAAATCCCCCTTAATAATATTGATCAATTAATTTGAAAGCCACCCATGAGATGACTTTGTCATTCACTTCGTTAATATTTCCGAGTTCAAGATTCTTTTCAATAACCTCAACCCCTTTATCTAACATAGTGTTAAGTTCACCATATACCCAGGGTTCGCTGTTCTTTTGTAGGATGTCTTTCTTAAGTAATTCTCTGGTTTTCATCTGAATCCCTCCGCATGCGCTAGCGCATCTATTTGTTATCTTTAATATATCATGTGCGCTAGCGCATGTAAAGAGTTTTTATAAACTTTTTCGCTTTTATTTTCGACAAACAAAAAAGCCCTTAGAGGGCTTTACTTAAACAGCTTCTTTATCAATTTAAAAATATCAAACGTTGTCCTGTTATACACCTTATTATAAGCATACTTCTTAGGATCCCGTACCCACCCATACCCCCGCGGCATCTTAAGCCCGGCACGATGGACGACCTGTCTTTTGATACTCGTCCGGGCACTGATACGCTTTTTAAGGCTGGGTTTACGGGGGCCGATTTTAATTTTCATTTTTTAAAAACTCCTCTACTGACTAAGTTTATACAGCATGTATTGATTTAGACTAACGCCTTCATGCTCCGCTAACATGGCCAGTTTTTGATGCAAGGATTTTGGCATGCGAAGATTGATTTTCCCACTGTAATCCTCACGTGGTTCTGGAACGGGATCGCCGTGTTCCAGTTTTGTTTCAAGCCATCCCTCCATAGCCTCACGGGCATTTTTGTATGCTTCTTCAGCGGTATCTCCGTGGCTGTGGCAGCCATCTAATTCCAGCACATCGGCAAAATAATACTGGCCGCTGCCATCGTTAATCTTTTTAATAACGATTGAATAAGGTAACTCCATGTAATAACTAACATCTTTTTTTACCATTTTAAACAGGCGAGGAGTTGTCTATAATAGATGGTAGGAAAGGGGAACCTACTCCCCAATCCTTTTTAAAACATCTTCCACATAAACCGCCTTAACCGGATTGTGCTTAGGTATCGTGATGACGTCTCCGTACTCGTTTCGGAAATGATGGTGTGAGCCTCTAATTCTCACCATTATGTATCCGTTAGATTCAAGGACTTTGACGATCTCATTAAACCTTATTCCGTTAGGGCGGTTTCTCATCTTTTCGATGAGCTTTTCAACCCTCGCCAT